ACTGCCTGTAACTGTCAATGAGACTTGTCGTGCAGTAAACCTAGCATCGGTATAACCATCACTTTCAAAAGTAAAACTGCCAAAGTCGGTTTCTGCACCGAGTGGAGTAAATTTACCTTTGAAACTAAGGGTGACACCTGGAAGCGTGTTAGCCTCTTCGTCTGGAATGATTTGATTGCATTGGACATAATTGTCACCATTGCCTATTTCGATAGGCCCAGAGGTCGCATATGGAACAGCAGAGCCTAAGTTAGGTGAGTTACCTAATACAGTTGATTCGTGCTGATACACAAACCCAGCGTTATCTGCTGAAGTTGGGAAATCAAAGACACCTTGGTCAACCCAACAACCTCTGTCTAGTTCACCAATAGACCAAACATTTTCACCATAGTTCCAAATCACATATTTGTTTGGTGCGTATTGTAATTCACCGCTTGGGAATCCCCACCATATTTCATTGAAGTTAGAGTTGTGTCCACCCCAACAAGCCTTTCTACCTGGTACATTGAGTAAATCGTAAACATAATCATGCACTTCGCATGGTATTTCTCTAACAGTACCATCGTAAACAAAGAAAGAGTTTTCACCCATCCATGCTAGGAAGTTACCAGTAGAAACAATGGATCTTCTGCTGACTGCTTTACAGTTAGTTCCAGCATCAGCAATACCATAAACAAAGGGTGAACCTGCATAGAACATTCTGCTGATACCTGTATCACTAAAGATAATAATGTCATTACCAAATGATGCTGCCATGATAGCTCTACCACCTGTAGGGATTTGTAAATCACCTGCGGTGTTAGTAGCTTTAGATGTCCAGTTGGTATTATCCTCTCTGTTTGACCATTGAATCCTTCTTGGATCTCCGCCTGAACCAATGGCTACCAAGTGTCTTTCGTTGGTAACGATAATGGCTTGACACCCTGTGGGTGCGTTAGATACGACTGTGGCTATGGTATCAGGTGATCCACCTGCTGAATCTGGTCGCCATTGGTAAATCTTACCATCGCCAGAAAAACAGAAGTTTAAATGTTCACCCCAGTTGTCAAAAGAAAAATGACCTGTATCTAAAGGTAAACCTGATTCTGAACGAGCATCACCATAATCTTCAACATTGTAATGGTATGCACCAAAACCAAGAGGGTCATTACTTTCATCATTAACAAAACCGACTGGTGTGATATCAGTCCAAGTGTTGTCGTATAAAACATACACCTTTTCTCTTGTACCAACTGCTAATACTGGTTGGCCCAAGTTATCGTTATAGGCGTACATCCCAATGGGTGCGCCATCTAGTGCTGTAGCTCTAAGTTTTGTCCAGCCACCTATAGGTTTGAGGTAGCCATTTTCAAAGCGAACTAAATTCCCGTCAACCCAACGACCTTTGTTGCCATAATCAGTTCCGTTCTTGACTATGCCTGCGGGTGGAGTAATTGGGAATAATGCCATTCACTTAGTTCGCTGCAATATATGCTTTACCAGTCGCAATCGCTGAAGTGTAAGATGATTTATCTTCTGAGCTTCCTGCTACATCTGGCTCTGTATAATTCAAGATTATTTCTAAATGGTCAACATTACGCTGAACCATATTATTTATTTCATTTTGGCTATAACTACTTGGCACATAATTTGAATCACTGTTGTTTGCATTTATATCATTAATAAGTGTTACTGAATCATCTGCTGATGCTAAGACTTCTGCTACAGTTTGAGTCATATTCATTCTCCTTTAAGAATATTAATTTCGTTATGTAGGCTATCAACTTTAGCTGATAACTCTTTTACAGCGTTTACAAGATGCCAAGTAATATTATCAGGATTTACAGTTAAACATCCTGTCGACTCTTCTTTAACAACCTCAGGTAATATTTCTTGAATTTCTTGGGCTATAACACCTAATTGCTGTCCTTGTTTATTAATTGCTGTATGAGATGGTAAACCTTCTATTTCATCTTTTAACTTATATTCAAAGTTTTTAACTTGAATTTGATTTATTTTTTCTAAACCAACACTGTTTTCTACAATGTTTTTCTTAATTCTTCTGTCAGAAGTTGTAGACCATGAAGATGAATTGGCTTCATTGTAAGCTCCACTTGAGCCACCTATAAAAGCAGTAAAATTACCTTTTCCTGTTATGTTGTAACCTATAACTATTTCACCATTAACACCACCACTTGATGCTGTTGTTAATCTTCCACCATAAAAACTTTCAACCCCAGTCGTTAAACTTTGACCAGCTTGTGTACCAATAGCAGTGTTTGAACTGCCTGAAGTTACCGCATCAAAAGCCTCATAACCTATAGCCGCATTAAAACTTCCAGTTGTAATAGCTCCAAGTGAGTTATAACCTAATCCAGAATTTCCATCCCCTGAAGTAATCGCATCTATTACTCCATAACCTACACCTGTATTTTGATTTGCATTACTAAGGGTTCCTGTTGTTTGATGTCCTAAAATTAAAGAATTGGTAAAATTTGTTCCACCGCTCTTAGCATCAGATAAGCCATTAATGTCTGTAGCACCACCACTTGCATCTTCCCAAGCTACTCCACTTCCTGTTGAAGTAAGAACTTGTCCGTCTGTTCCTTGACCACCAGCTACTTTAAAGTTATCTCCGTCAATAATGGCTGCATCAACCAAGCCTGTAAATGTACCAGTAGTAAAAGTACCTGCTGCTGGAGTTGTGCCACCAATGACAGAGCTATCAATGACTGCTCCGTCTAAGTTAATTGCTACCGATGTACCAGTAGCACTAAAGATTGCATCTAGGTCATCTAAGTCATTGTTTAATTTAGTTCCCCAGGTATCGGTGGATGCACCAACCTCTGGTTTGGTAAGGTTTAAATTAGTAGTAAATGTATCTGCCATAAAAAAATTCCTTTAAGCTGCTTCTTGTTTGCCTAATGTTGTCCAGTCTGAAGGTGGTACAGATTCTTCTGTCCATGTACCGCTAGGTGCAGTTTGATCTGTCCATGTCTCTGCTGGAACTATAATGTCATTCCATTTTAAACCACCAACAGCAGAAAAACCACTTGTTTGTTGAATGGTTGCTGAACCACGATCAATTTGTCTACCAGTCGCCTCAAAATCTGAGACTGCTGGTAAAGTTGCATTTGCACTGATGGTGAATCGACCTGTAGCAGTCATATCAGAGATAGCTGCTATAGAAGAAACACCACGATCTATTTGTCTGCCTAGGGCCGTCATACCAGATGTTTCTGGTAATGTTGAAGATCCTAATTTAATTAAGACCCCAGCAGATGTCATATCACTGGTTGATGATATGGTTGCAACACCCCTATCAATTTGCGTACCTACTGCACTAAAGTCTGATATCGCAGCAATGGTTGCAACACCTCTGTTTATTTGTCTACCTGTTGCAGACATTCCAGATGTCTCAGCTATAGTCGCTGATCCACGATCTATTTGTCTGCCTGTAGCTGAACCGCTTGAAACTGCTGATATAACTGATGCACCAAACTTGAGGACTACGCCATCACCAGTAAAGTTTGATGTTTGTGCAAGGGTGGATGACCCTAATTTAATAACTGTGCTAACAGCATCAAAGTCAGATACGCCTGGTATAACAGATGCACCATAGCGTATAACTGATGCTTCAGCAGTAAAGCCTGATGTTTGGGCGGATGTAGCTACACCAAAATGATAAACGGGAGTTCCATAGTCGGACTTCCCGTATGTGTATAACCCGTAGCCTACTGAGGCCATGGTATTAAGCTAATGTGATGTCTAAATCACCAGCATCAAATCTGAATACATCTCCTGTTGATACAGTTTTTGAGGTAGTTAAATCTGCATATGCAAGTAAATTACCACCAGATGAAGCATCTAAAATACCAACTGCAACCACTGTTCCGTAATCGGCTGTAGCTGTTGGGTATTCGATTGCAGCAGAGTTTGTTGCTGTTGTGGGGGATGTGCCTGAGACAGTAAAAGTTCCAGTTTGTCTTACATAAGAACCGCCTGTTACTTCAGTACCGCCACCAGTATCGTCAGGTGCTACTGTATACAAAGCAACATACAATGTTGCAGGTGCTGTATAAGCAGTACCGCCAAATACATGGTCAAGTACCTTGTCTTCTAAATAATCACTAAATCCAGCCATTTTCTATACTCCTAGTTATTACCAAAATAATAAATGTCTTTTCTGCGTTTGCCATATGTTCTTCTTCTTTGCATTAAAGAACCTTTTGCAAACTCAGCTTTTTCTTGCTCTAGTCTCATTTCTTCTAAAGCCTTCTCGAACTGTGCTGTAAATAGTGGCACTCGTTCATCTTCCATTAAATAGATAGAAGCGTGTTTTAGTGATCCGTAAAGGTAAGCATCTGGATATCCTGTGGATAAAAAGTTACTCGTATTAGAATCGCTTAACGCATCTATCTTTCCGTAGTAGGTTAATTGTACTGTATAACTTCCATCTGGGGTAGGTGCAAACTCAATTGAATCATCTACCAATGCAAAGTAAATAGGTTGGCCTGTTACATTGTCATTAGACTTTCTGTATACATCCAATGATTCTATGGATTGTTGAAACAAAGGTGAAAAGTCACCGCTATCAATTTGTATGTTTATAGCCTCTAACCAATCAGTTGGTACTGATATGTATTGTGAATCTAATGTTGCAGTAGCTCTTTTAATCATGCCTTTAACTCTTAATCTGCGGTTAAATTCTGATTCTGTGCTATCTATAAATGAATCAATTACATCTGTTAAATCTGAACGATTTAAGTAACTTGCGATATTAGATTTTAATTCTGCGTATGTCATAGTTTACCTTGCCATGTCCTAAAGACTTTATTTTCTGAGTTATTTAACCATCTTTTCCATGCGTTCATATCATTCGCCCAGCCTTCTCGACAAGCTCTTTGATATACAACCAATGGCACTTCTGCCACATGGCGAAGATCTTTACCTGGCTTAACATTCTCTGCAATGTTTTTACAATGTTCGATTACTGGACTTACATCTTGAGTGGTATGAAATATATCTTTACCACCCTCAGTAATAAACTCGTTAGTAAAACCAGTCTTATGATCTATAACAGTTCTTTTAGCCATGCAAGAATTTTACCACAAAAAAAAGGGATGCCGAAACATCCCTTTAAGGTTCTTAACCGAGAACTTAACTTACATTAAGGTCAGCAACGATACCATGAGCAGCTTCGTTGGATACTTCCAATCCATACTCAACCACGATCATTTTGGTCATTGCATCGCCTATTGTAGCAATGTCAACTGTTTTGAAATCACGCAAGTAAGATACTTTTGCATACTCAGGATCAACCAACAGTAAAGATCTTTCT